CTTAGAAAAGCGTGTTCAAGAAACTATAAAAGTAAGATATAATGGTGAAACCATAACAGATTTTGTTAAGTTCGGTGAGTTGTTATATGAAATGTCAAAAACAGAAAAAGGAATATGGCTTCTTTTGAGTCCACAAGTATTTTTCTGTAAACCAGCTAACTCTCCTGTGAACTGGTGGACTGTGGTGATGACGAGAGTCTTCAAGGAACCCTATGACATTCCATTAACTGATTATGAAAGACAAGAACTAGTTAAGGTTTGGACCCAAATCAAAAATATTATGGTATCCAGCTTGACCTATATCTATTCTAAGAAGTATGATATTTATGACGTAAGACGTATTGTAGGAGTGAAAGCACAGAGGTTAATAGATGCTCTCGATAGGAAGAATAAATCAGGAAATCAAATAGAAGAAACTAAATCGATTTCTGTAAAAGGAGATGAAACATTACCAATGAAAGAAGAATATCCATATCTTAGACCAAGGGCTATTACCCAATTTTCACCAACCTTCTTAGGTGAGACTTGTCCTATTTCTAGAGAAATGGCTGATATTTTGCACGAAATATTTTCGATTGGAAATTTGTTTCACATTTACAATCATCATTTAAAAACTTTGATTCCTTGTACTTTTACTTTCGGATCAGGCTTTACAGCTGAAGATTTGGACTATTGGATGAGCGAAGCTCTGATGATGTCCGATACAATCCATTTTATAGTAGCAGGAGACGACTGTGCTATATTATGGGGCCCATGGGCTTCTGTGTTTGGGATCTGTGGAGAAAACGATTTCTCTACTTACGAATTTACACAAGGACCTCATTGTTTTATTTTATATAGAGCCGTCATGAATTTCTTTCTGAAGAATGAAGTTTATGTCGAACGTGTTATACAATCTTTTTCTAAAGGTTATCAGAGTATAAAGAATGTCAAAGGAGACGTCATAAGGATTAAAGCAGAAATAATTGAAAGAATGGCAAGTGGTTCATCTGACACCACTAACTTCAATTCTCTAGGGAATATAGGC